TGAAAATTTTGAATTGCTTGTATAGATTGTTGAATCGCATTATTGTATTCTTGAATCGCATCATAAAAAAAATTATAATCTATACCTGAATTACTCCAATCAACAATATCTGCTTCTGATATTGCTCCACCTAATAATTGTTGACCTAATAATGATTGTATTTCTGGTTGAGTAAACTCACCTCCTTTTTGTCTGTACATTTTATTACTTTTACTTCGTTTTTTACTACGTGTACGATTAGCCATAATATATTACATTTAGATTAAATATATTATGTTAGATTTTTAAAATAGTCGCTTTAAATAGTCTCTTAAAACCCACCAGGGAAGCGAACAAGATTAGCACCAATACCAAAGCCAGCACCAGAGCGAGCAGTGGCACCCATACTGGGAATGTAAGTATCAAGGATACTAAATGTGGCAGCCGCAGTCAACGCAATCAAAATAATCTCCTCAATATTCAAGGAACGTTTAGGGATAGCATAAGCCGCAATAGCTACCATTAAACCTTCGACAAGGTATTTAATGATTCTCTTTACAAGTTCACCGACGTTAATTAAACCGTTCATTTATATTAAATAATAAGAAAAAAAATAATATATGCGATAAAAAACTTAAAAATAATTATATGATTTAATTAAAATGGATCGCTCTAAAGAAAAGACTTCAACCAAGAAAGGTTTTGAGAGAAAACAGGTAAACGGTAAAAATAATCCTAAATATGTCGACTTATTAGAAGAAGACAAAGCCATTGCCGGGCAAAAATTCGTGTGTGTGTCGTTTGTGTCTCCCGAAAATATTATTAAACAAAAGCAGATTTTCTTTTTTGAACAATTCCTAAAGAAGTGGGATTTGAATAAATCGATGGAAAAATATGTCCAGTTTTTGAATTTTGTCTCTTTCAAATACAATGTTTCATTTGACGACATTTCAAATGACTTTAAAGAGTTTGTTAAGGAGGAGAAGGATAATTTAACAAAAACTACTATGGAGGATGATTACAAAACATTTGTTGACAACAACGAAGAGACACTCGATAAAGAGTTTGGTGTCGCACACAATTTCCAAACAAGCACTCGTGGGTTAAAAATTCGCGGCAGTTATCCCACAATTGAGGAAGCCGAGTTGAGATGTAAAATGCTCAGAGAAATTGATCCGAATCACGATATTATGGTTGGTCCTGTAGGTATGTGGATGCCCTGGGAACCTGAAGCATATAAGACAGGTCGTGTCGAGTATATGGAGGAGGAGCTTAACCAGTTGATGAGTGAGAAAAACAAGAACGAGTCCAATGCCAAGACCGCGTTTGACCAGCGTGTCAAGGAGAGCAAAAAGAAGGCTATTGATGAGAACATCAAGAACGCGGAGAAATCTGGTAACGCATTGACGCAGTCAATTGACGAGCAAGGTAATCTAATTGGTGTCAATAATGCCAATAGTCAAGAGTTCGGTTTGAAGGAGAAGGACAATATTTCTTCGGCGGATATTCAGATGGAGTTGTTTGAAGGAGAGAACATTGTTACTGGCAAAACGGATAACGGACAGAGTCAGTTAATTAGTGGCCCTTTTGCGAAGAAGAAGGAGGACACGATGGACAGTGTGGACTAATTCAACCTTTAAGAAAGGTTGAGCCAAATGTTGAACCAAATATACTTTTTAAGTGAAGCAATGAAAAGCAAAAATTTATATTATAATTTTTATTAATATAATATAAATGGCAGATAGTAAAGAAAACATACAAAAGTTCGTTCAGAATAAAGGGAATATTCCTCTTATGAAGAAGATGTTGAACGACGGAACTATAACAGATATTAATGTCCTATTTGATAATGGTTTAAGCACAAATACTGCTCTAATGTTTGAAGCAAAATGGGGGACTTTAGAAGGGATGAAATTTCTCTTAACCCATAACGCTGACCCTAATATTCAAAATAAAAATGGTTGGACTGTTCTTCATCAAATGGTCGAATCAGTATCACTGAATAAAAAAGACGAGAATGATAAACTAGATAAACTACGCCTTCTATTAAAGTACGGAGCAGATAAGTCTATTAAGAATAAAAATGGTAGCACCGCGTTAGATTTAGCGAAAGTATCAAAAAATTGCCGTAATTGTGTCAAAGTTCTTTCTCAAGGGAAAAATAAAACTTTACGCAAAAGGAAACCAAAGAGAAAAACAAGGAGACATTAAAATAAAGCGCTTTTATATTTTGAAAGCGGTTTTTATAAAAACACATATAGTTTTGCTATACTTTTTAAAAGTATTACCACTTATTCGCCTTTTTGACGCTGATTTTCTGTCCTGCGCCGCGTTTTTTAACCGAATTTGGGTCATATTGTTCCTCTTCGTCTTCATCCTTCATTCCTTTCGATAATTCCCAGAACTCTTTTGACCCTAATCTGAAGTCACCGTGGCTGTCGGCTTTATACCAGAAGACCTGATCGTGTAGCTTATTGGATTTCGAGTTATTATTTATCACCAAGCACTCATAATTTTCGGTACATTGGTCCATCACCTGACAAAAGCTCTCAAATGTGGGAAACATACCGGCATAGTTCTCATATATTCTTTTTCTATTTGCGATGTAATTTTCTCGAAGAATAAAAACATAATCTATGTTGGTTCTCAGTGTGGGCGGAATGCCGAGCGGATATTGCATTGTGATGACTAGCATCACCTTCCAATGTCTCCCGTTCATAAAGAGTAAGCGCATCATTTTATCACGAGTCCATGTCGCATCATATAAGCAGTCATCTAAAATGACGAAGGCACGAGGATCAATAGTACTGCGTTTATATGTTTCCATCTCCTTTTTAATCTGTTTCAACACAGTGCGCTGTCGTTTCAAAATGTTTTCAATAATCGCCGTATTGTATTCATTATGGACAAACAATTTGGGTACCATTTTTGCGTAAAATCCGTTACCTTCTTCTGTTCCCGAAATAACGGTACCAATTGGGATTTCTTGTTGATAAAAAAGTAGATCTCGGACCAAAAAAGATTTGCCGGTGTCACGCTTTCCGATTAATACAACAACGGGTCCTTTGTTTTCATTCGGCTTAAAACTAATACTTTTCATATCAAATTTTTTTAATTCAAGTGTCATATATTATAATGTATAAAATTTTAAATACAATATAAAACGCAATTGATTCCTCTTAATATAGTTTATAATTTGATATTAAGAGAGAAAATACTTTCAAAGAATAATAAGTTAAAAACTCATATAATTTATATATTAAATACCTAATAATGATAAACGTAAATTATCAGAAAAGGAAGAACACAGAGCTTTTTAAAAGTTTAGAGAAATCATCATCTTTGTTTCTCTCTAAAACACAAAATTATATACCAATTTATAAAAGATTTTTGGAGTTAAATGAAACCAATTATAATAATGTAAATTTGAATCACAAATGGTACATTTCATCGGTAAATGATGAAGAATATAAGGAGGGTGAAAGCGAAGACAGTAAATTGTATAATTGTCGAATTAAAAATATAAACAATAATTCAAAAACAAAAGACAAGGATCTATTTTTCAAGATGGCTCCATTGTTAGATCCCTTTAAATATCTAATCGGAAAATACAATAACGATGATAAAATTTTAAATCTGCCATCAATTAATTCCGATGAAACATACTGCAATAGCAAATTGCTTGATTTAAATAATTCGGCATATGTGGATGGTTTATTTTTATTTCTCTCAAGTAATCTTATTTATGAAAATAATTTTCAACACGGTGTAGATTATTATGGCTCGTTTTTAGCTATTAAAAATAAATTTACATTAAATGTTTGTGATGACATAGATTACTTGAATAATTCTGATTTTTTTAATAAAAACAAGAATGTTCTGTTTAAAATTGATGATTATGAACATTTATTTCAGTTTCAAAATGAAGAGACCAAATTAAAACCATTAAAAATAGAACATAATTTATCATTAAAATCAAATATCTCTATTAAATCATTCGATAATGAAGTTTTTGAAGATATGTTTAGTGACGATAATACAATAGTGAATTTGGAAGACTTAAAAGGCAATTATTCTGAGCTAATTGATATAACAAATTCAAATTTGACAAATGATAATGACAATAAAGTTACATTAAAATCAAACTCAACCTGTTCTTCAAGAACATCTTACACAGTTGATGGAGAAACTGATCTACTTTTAGATCCACTTTTAGAAAAAGTGGAGCAAAATGAAGAGCAAAATGAGTTGGAAGAAGCAGATGAGTTAGAAGAAAACGAGTTAGAAGAAAACGAGTTAGAAGAAGTAAATGAAAAGCAAAGCGAAGGAGCCGACGATACGCAATGGGAAGACGAAGAAGAAGCAAGTGAAACAGACGACGATAGTTTCGAAGAAGAGGTGATAAACGCAACTATACCTCAATTCCCAGTTCAAGTTATTTGTATGGAGTATTGTGAAAATACATTTGACGATTTAATATTATCATCCGATTTAAAAGAAGAAGAATGGTTTTCCGCTTTTATGCAAATAATAATGATTTTAATAACCTATCAAAAGACCTTTTCTTTTACTCACAATGATTTACATTCAAATAATGTAATGTATAACTACACAGAGAAAAAATTTATTTATTATTGTTACAAAAAACAGATTTATAAGGTGCCAACTTTTGGAAGAATCTATAAAATTATTGATTTCGGCAGAAGCATTTATAAATACAATGGTAAACTATTTTGTAGTGATAGTTTCCAAATTGGCAATGATGCCGCCACGCAGTACAATACAGAGCCATATTTTAACGAGAAGAAGCCGCGATTGGAGCCCAACTTCAGTTTCGATTTGTGTCGTCTTGCTTGCTCTATTTTCGATTATGTTGTCGAAGATATGTCTGATGTTAAAGACCTTAGCAAATGTGACCCTGTTCAGCGTATGGTAGTAGAATGGTGTCTCGATGATAAAGGTATTAATATGTTATATAAAAATAACGGACAAGACCGATATCCTGATTTCAAATTGTATAAAATGATTGCTCGATGTGTTCATAATCACACACCACAAGCTCAATTAGAACGACCCGAATTTAAGGCGTATGCTAATTTTAAAGGAACTGTACCAAATGATGTTATAGATATTGACAAAATGCCTATTTTGATTTAGATTTTTATTTTCATAATTAGTGTTTAATTTTCATTAATATTATAATGTATATTATTAATGAATGATTTTGGTTTTATTATTACAAGACACGTTAATTCGGAATTAACCAATAAATATTGGAATACTTGTATTCAATGTTTAAGGCGATTTTATCCATATAGAAAAATTGTAATCATTGATGATAACAGTGATAAAGATCTCGTAATATCTTTTTATAATTATGAGAATATTGAGATTATTGAATCCGAATTCCCCGGTCGTGGCGAATTGCTTCCGTATTATTATTTTATTAAAAACAAATTTTTTAACAATGCTGTCATAATCCACGACAGTGTGTTTTTTCATACTCGGGTCAATTTTGAAAAATTAATTGGTCTTAACGTATTGCCATTATGGTATTTTAAGTCTGATAATGAACGCATAAGCAATTCAGTAGAAATTATCGACGTTTTAAGCAATTCTACCGAGCTTGTAAACAAATTGACATTGAATAACAGAGTACTTGGTATGGATAATTTCAACTGGTTTGGATGTTTTGGCTCACAATCATTTATAAATCACGATTTTTTATTGTTCTTAGAGAGAAAATATAAATTATCAAAATTAACCAGTGTTATTCTTTCAAGAAAAGACAGGTGTTGCCTTGAACGTGTATTTGGAGTTATATTTTTTAGCGAGTATCCATTTATTACTAAAAAAAAGGCACTACTGGGAAATATTTTTAAGTATCAAAATTTTAGTAAGTATACATACGAAAATTATGAAAATGATGTCAAGAATAATAGATTACCCAGACCTATTGTCAAGGTTTGGACGGGTCGTTAACAAATTATTTATGGTGATGATTATATTTATATTATATTTATATATAAAATGGAAAATTGTAGAATTTGTTTAGAAGAAATTTCTCCTGAAGACACATATAAAACAAAATGCGGTCATAAATTTCATAAAGATTGTTTTGAGCATTTAGAAAAAATTAATATAAAAACCAAATTAAGATGTCCTATATGTAATGAAGTATTAAGAAATCCAAAACTTGATATAAACGAAGAGATTGACGCGTATATAAAAGAGTGGGGAGAATTAAATTGTCACGACTTAATCGAGGAATTAAAATTAACTTATGGAAAAATATTTGAAATTAATGAACATGAAATTCACGCTGAATGCGAAAAACGTAATCAAACTGGTGGAAACAAACGACGAAGGAAAAATACTAAACGATATAGGAAAAATACTAAACGAAATAGGAAAAATACTAAACGACATAGAAAAAATAGTAAAAGGCGAAGAAATATTTAATTTAAAATTCAGGATTACCTGTGAAAACTTGGGGTGCACTTATGGCGCCACCTTCTTGAATCATCGGCTTCAATTGACTCAAAATAAAATGACCCATTATAACACTAACATATACTAAAAGGGCATCACGAATTAAAAACTTTAATGGTTTTGCATCCTTGTCGATAAATCGCATTTCAATAAATTTTGCTATGACAAAAATAACAGATATGATTGCTGCTATAATAAATATGTTATCCATTTAAAATACTTATTGTATATATTATTTATCTTTTTACGCAAATTATAAATATAATTTTTATATTTTTATAATTTAATAAATTTATTCTAAAACTTCGATTTCGTCTAACAATAAATCTGGCAATAAATCCATTTTTGGTTCTTCGATGGATAATAGACCTAAAGATTCTGGACTTACAAATTCATCAGAAATATTTATTTTAATGTTATCGTCATCGGAATCATTTGCTTCATCCTGTTTTCTTTGCTCGGCTCTCATATTACTAATATAATCTAAATTCTCATATGTTTTTGGTACTACAACGTTTTGAAATTTCCCATCACTACTGGCAACATAATCAATATCATTAAAGCCAACTTTATTTCCACCAGTTGTATCTACTTTCTGAGGTTGAGGTTGCTCTTGCTTTTGCGGTTGCTCAATAATTTGCTCTTTAATTTCTTCAACCACATCTTCTTCAATGGTTTCATCCATATATGCCTTCAATATTGCTTCAACCGGGATACTCTCTCTTAATGTGTTTAAAATACATTCTTGGACAATTACTTCTAACTCTCTATGGTTCTTTTGAATGTTTAAAGGTGGAATATTGATTTCAAATAAATAAACATTTTTATACACCTTGCGTGCTACATTGATATACGTCTTATGAACAAAATCATCCAACTTGGGTACTTTGATATCGACCTTCTTTTGTTTTTGTCCTACACGCATAGCAGTGAGAATTTTCAATTGAATAATGTGAACACAAGTTACTAAATCTTCTAAATAAGAACATCCTGATTTCTCGCAAATTCTTTTACGCTCTGTTTCAATAATTGTTTGATTCCATTTGGGAATTCTCGAAATGAAATTTTGAAATGTCATTAAATACTTGTCCATTTCACCATTGTCCTTACACAGTTTAATAGCTTCGTCTAAAATAGACTTGTAGCCATCAATAATTAGCGGCGTCAAAATGGTAATCAATCTGGCACCCCATTCATTCTTCGATTCGTGAAGCGAACTTACGTTAAAATCATCCATAATTACTAAATAGTTGTTTTATATTTTATTTTTTTAAACTAATTATAAAATAAAATAATTTATTGTCTTCTTCTTTTAGTTTTTCTTTGTTTCCTCTTTTTATTTGATGATTTTCTTGATTTTCCTCCTCGAAGTTTTGATGGTGTTCTTTTTTCTTCTTCAGAATTTTTTATAAATAGTCTTCCTGTTCTTAATTCATCCACAGTTCCAATATTTATTGAATTTGTGTCAGTAACGCCATTAAAATTTTTCCTTCCTCTAATGTCATTTATAGTTCCTATGTTTTCATAAGTATTTCCACGCAAAAAGTATATTGGAATATCCCATTTTACTTCAGTAATTCTACCATCATTCATATATGTTACATCGTTTAATCCGTTTGTTAAAGTAATAGGTATATATTCTCCCATTATATATAACCTTATAAAATTTACCTTTATAAAATAAAAACTGATATTTTCTAAAGGTATTATTGTCTTCTTCTTTTGGTTTTTCTTTGTTTCCTCTTTTTATTTGATGATTTTCTTGGTTTTCTGGATTTTCTTCTTCGTCCTCCGATATCAGGAGGAGGAAAAGGCTGCTTCTTCGGTAAAATCACCAATGGCGTATCATCAAATCTTGCCAATCTTTTTCTATCTTCTTCATCCATTTTCCTCTTGTTTTCTTCTACTACACGTAAATTGTAGTATATTATTCCCCATAAAAGTTGTGTTTCGGCACCATTCAATCCTAAATTGTTTACAAGAAATTTTACTATTCCTTCATTCAAATCAAATTGTTTATAGGTGGTATTTATACCTATTCGATCATCAAAATAACTGTTAAATATCATCATTACTCTTTCATTTGGTGGACCGAGAGTTCGGGCTGGTGAATCTCTAACTAAATATTCAAAATCTTTGCTTGTAGTTAGAAGTCTAAAAAACGATCTTTTAAACCCTCTTCTGTCAAGGTTTGGGTTATTATCAATATTAGTACCGATAAAGAATAGGTCAAAAAATAACCTTTGAGTTTTTCTTTGTAGTTCTTTATATTGTTCTTCAGTTAGTTCTTTAGTTAGTTCTTCGTGTAGTTCTTCGTAAAGTTTTGTCGACATATATATAATAACAATATTTTTACATAAAACTGATATTTTCTAAAGACAATTCTGAGCTCAAAAAAACAAAATTCAAAATAAACAATATTAACAATTTCTCATTTCTAAATTCCTTTCGCACACGGTTAAATGCAATTAGCAATTCATACCGTTTTTCCACAGAAAGCGACGTTTCTAAAAACTTGTGATTCTCTAATAACTGAATTATATCCAAACCACTATATCCTTTTTCATACAATTTCGAACAAAGCCCCATCAACTTGTCAATCGTTATTTTTTTATTTACCGTTTTCAATAACTCCTTCTTCAATGCTTCTAATCGCGCCGCTTTCACGTCCTTCATATTAAATAAATTATTTAAGTTGTATTTATATAAGTTAACAATCGCGCCATTTATAACTGGTTCAGGCACATAAATTTCACAAAATCGCGACAATATTGGCTTCATCAGATTATATTTGTCCTCGGCAACAATAAAAAACCGCGTATTATGACTAAAAAGCTCAATACATCTACGTAGCGCGGATTGAGCATCCATAGTCAATTTATCCGCGTTCAATAACACGATGCTTTTAAAAGTATTGCCGCTATTTGAATTAATATGTGTTTTTGCAAAGAATTTCAACTCATCTCTAATGAACTTGATGCCTTTGCCGTGTGAACAATTCACATACATTACAAATGATTTGATTTTCTCTCTATCATTGTCATAAATTTTGTGTATAAATTCGTTGACAATTGTTCGTTTTCCACTACCGGTCGTCCCGTGAAAAAGTAAATTAGGGATTTTATGGCTGGAATAAAAAAAATCCAATTTATCCTTTATATTTTGATGAATGTTTAACATAAATGTGATTACTATATTTGAGTGAGTGTTTTTATATTTTAATATAACGTAATTAATATTTTTTATACAAAGTAACAGATTTTTAAAAATATTTATTAAACCAATATAAACATATATTTGATATATTTTTATATAATTGAAATGACGATAAAAAAACATATTTTTTGTCAATGTATGAAACCGTGGGCTATTTGCGCGAATAAGAATAATAGTTATAAATTGGATGTTAGAGACCTCATTGATGTATATTCATTAAAATCACAAAACTATTATCACATACCAAAAGGTGTTCATAAATATATTCCATTGAATTTTTTGGATTACGACTTTATTAATAAAAAATGGTTACAAACTAAATTTGAATGTAGATTTCGCGATAAAAAGAAGTAAGCGCTTTTAACAGTCACTAAAGCTTATACAGATGTCGTAAGCGAATGCGTGTAAGGATTACTTCTAAAAGCGTTCAAAATATCCGGCTGAATACGGTCACAACCAGCACACTCATTGTAATATTGCGGCATAGTAATAGAACCATATGTTTGAACCGACGGCGGCAATGGTGTCACTGATATCGCCGGATTTACTCGGCCAGCAAATCGGTCGCTATCACTCTTAATAGTTGTTAAATTCATTTGCTGGTTAAAGATTTGAGTTCCACCTTGGTTAGGTCGATTATTAACAGTCGATGATTTAATATCATTATTATGTTGATTATAAGCCGCCGAATAACTCATATCACCAAAACCAGTCGCCGCTCCACCAGACGTGCCAATATAACTACAACTTGTACTATCTCTTTGGGTTGCTTCACCTGGCATTGCGTTATTAACATACATACCCTCTTTTTGGTTATTAATGTTAAATGTTGGCGCATACAATGTCGTCTCTTTGATGGTTGTTGTTGTTGGATCATTTGGGTTATAGACTGGACCTTTTGAACCTGCGGCAGTTCCTGCGTCACCATAAACTCTGACATTATTTATCGTCTCATCCTTGCGAGTAGGTCTAAACATATCCATTATGGGAGAAATAACCGCGCCAATTGCGCCACTAAACCCGCTTCTATGGGTATCTGGTTGTCTCACAGTAGTCCTATTATTTTCATAATTTGTGTGACTGCGTAAAAAATTATCAGCATCTGTGCTGGGACCGCGACGCTGAGCGGACGAGTGATTGACACCACAAGTCATCGACTCTTGACGCTTACTCTTCTCGAAATTTTCAGGAGCATAAGCCGCTTTTCTATCTGCCGCTCCAGCAGGACCCATATAGTCCGTGACAATATCATTACGTCTGACTATTCCCATTTCCTGAATAGATCTCAATGTTTCGCCCTTTTCGGCGCCTGTTGTTGTTAGCCAACGGTCTTGACTATTAATAAAAAATGTATCAGGTCTTTGTTTTTCTACACGACCCATCGTTTCAGTCGAGGCTGCGTTCTTAATATAAGAATTCGCGGGACCTTCGTGATTTGTCAACTCGTATTCCAGTTTGGGATTTGTCACCACTCTCATTTGGTCAACAGTATAAGGCAACCATTTGTCGCGCGCCTCCATTCCTGAATTGTAACCACCTGTGCCGTTTACACTATTATAACCTTTATCAAGACCTGGACCAACCATAACACTGTCAAACGGTTTCACATTATTGTTTTTCATACCTGGATTTACACGGGATTGATAAAAATCACTGTTATTTGGCGCTCCATAAGCCCACTGCATATTGTCTTCCGGCTTGAATAGCGGCGCTTGTTCTATTTTCTTAATGGTTTGTGAGCCAGAACCAATCATATTATCTAAAACCGACTCCGCAATATTGACATCATAAGTGTTGCCCTTTACTTTGCCTCCATTAAAAGGTACCATATTGTTGTGCTTAAATTGCTCTGAATCTAAATAATTTCCGGTCATCGAATAAATTTGTTGCGGATTTTGGCCAACGGGCGCGTTATTGCGGACTCTTTGTTGATAGGCATTTTGGTCGAAATACTTATCGGTCGCCGCATTTGGGTTTGGATACTCTTGAACTGTATCAACTAATTGATTTATATTTGAAACCGGAAAATTCTGGGGAGGAATATTTGTATTTGGTAAATAATTACGATTTACACCCATACTCGTAAAATTCTCTTGATTTATTTTTTGTGTTTTTCCTTTTTCTTTTTCAGTATCGCACGATTTTGATGGTGTTTGATTTGATACTATATACATTCCACCTAATGCTAATAAAGGGATTGCTAATTCCATATTATATATATAAACTATTATATTTTTTAATTTTATACTGAGAGAAAGATATTAATAATAATCTAAATAATATTATCAGGTTATTATTTTTTCATTTTTTATGCTTTCTTCGCCGATGCGCAAGAATTTGTTTGCGCACACGTAGTCGGACCCGCTACATATCCACCACGAATCAAATTGTAACTTGATGGCAAATAATTGTTCGTTTCGTTAATCACACAATCTCTCTTTGGTGTAAAATAATCTTTTTCTAAAACTCTTGTACTTAGATTATTTTGAAAAGGCATACACGTGTTTTCTTGAGGATTTAGAGGAGGATAATACCAATCGGTTTGTTCGACGTCACGATACCACCAAGCCGGGTTTGTTGCTCTTGACTGGTCTGTAAACAAATTATTACAAGTAGGGTATTTTATAGCCTCATTGGTGACATTGTAATTTTTATATTCATCTTTTCCTAAACAATCACGACTTAAGGGCTTACTGACACCTCGCAATTCGCTTTCTAAATTAATTGTATTTGTCCTTAAATTCGCACCCCATTTTTGGATAATGATTTGAGGGTCTTCTATGTAGCAAGGGTCCGCACCATTACCGGGCACATTTAAAATCCATCGGCCTGGATCTGTCTGTTGTTGTAACCTTTTCATTGTTCTACAATCGTCATAATTAAATCTGGTATTGGCCATATTTATTATATATATATATACTTTTTTATAATGAAATAAATAAAAAAGTATTACAAAAAAGATAAACAAAAACTAAATATACTTTTTATTTCATTATACATAATTGAAGATTTAATTCATTTTTATCAAATTAAATCATCTAATATTGAAATGGTCTGACCATCACTCACCAACGTATTATATAATATCTGATATATTTTAATCGTTTAACAATTCTAATCTGTAATATGTTCCGTTTAGTTTAATTCTTAAATACTTACCGCTACTACCTCCACTTGTAGAATTAAACTCTAAATTAGCACCATTAAACTCTATATCACCATTAGTCGTATTAGGATTAAATGATATATTGCCTCTTCCAATAGTAGCAGACCTCGCCCTCAAAAGAAGGGGTGTAGTTTCACTTTCAATCTCAAAAGGGTTTGTATCTATTGAGTTGCGGTGAAGGATTGTAGAAGCACCGCCACTTGAAAAATTAACTATCTCTATTGATTTACTATTCGCATTATCAGTTCTCGTTAAATATAGACCTTGTAAAAAATCACTATTAACATTAGAAACTTCACTACCTCTACCTGCTCCTTGATTTCTAAATAGTCCTATTCCGTTTTGATTAGACGCAGCAGCATTATTAATATTGATACTTTTATTATTTGTTGTATCGTTTAATTGATAAGATGTAGCATTCATTACATTCGTCGTAGGAGCAGTTCCTATTGATATTTGATGAGTATTTGAAGGAACAGCAATACTTCCATTAGACAATACATTACTCGTAGCTTTTGGATTAAGAATAATTTGTCCTGTTCCACTTGAAGCAGTCGCATCAATAGAAATATCGGCAGATGAAGTTTTAATAGCATTTCCATTTAGGTCAAGAGGTTTTCCTATTTCTATTTCTTGACTTGAACCATTCAAAGTAAGAATAGAGTTGAAAGCGTTATTCACAAGAGTTTTAAAAACAACACTTCCGTCTTTATTCCCACCACTACTTACATTTTGACTTAATGTTTCTATTCTAACGAACTCTGTTTTTGTTCCAGCGTCGTCATTTCCGTAAAAACTTTGAGAAGCAATTGTATCACCAGCAACCGCATTCCTACCACTCTTGTAATATTCAACAGACGGAACACCAGTAGTCGCACCAGCAGTCGCATTTGAGTTATTAAGGGTTAATTGAGGATTAGAAGTATAACCGACACCGCTATTCGTAAGACCGATTAAGGCATTCAAACCAGTAGCGGTATTACCTAAATCTAATGTTTGTTGAAGAGTTCCAGCACCACCACCAGCAAGAATAGTCGCCCAAGTTGCCGATGAAGCACCACTCGTCACCCCAGTAGCGGTTAAAGAAGTAGTAGTTGTTAAATCTACAAGTTGAATACCTGTATTTTGTGTATAAGTATAAATTGTCCCAGCAAGATTAGAAACAAAAGCACTTGATTTTCTATACCAACTATTCCAATTGCTCGTGGTGTCTAACATCGTTAATCCGTCTTGGGTTAATTGGGCGGTGACTGGTTGCCCTGTCGCTGGAATGGTAAGGGCAGTAGAAGACATGTTAAGATTATCACTCGTAAGACGCAAATCCCCTGTCGTAGTAATGGCGAGGTTTCTATTAGACCCAATTACAGAATGCTCTATCAACGCATCTCCCAACACTGGGACTTCCAATCGTAGAAGATGAGAAGACCCCGCCGCAATATTAGATGCCCCGTAAAAAGCAGACGAACCACCCCCGTTCATCTCCGTCTGGGTTTGAGTTAGAATATTATTTACATCGTCCTGATAGTTCATTAAAGAAACAGCAGTTAGACCCGCCTGTATTTGCTCTGTTTTTCTTGCGAATAAAACTGGAGCAACATCATCATTATCGGTGACTATAACATTATTATAAGAACCGAACCCTACGCTCTCTGTTTGAATACCATTTCCAGTATTTGCTTGAGTTGTTGTTGCTTGGATTACTTTACTAACACTTCCCAATTGAGAGGTTATTGTTGAGGTTGATGTATTCACACCATCAGAATA